TTCTTGAGTTAATGTAGTGTCTGTTGAAACAGAAGCAATTGATGAACCTGCTACTACATTACCTACAGCAACTTCAGTAGCAAAATTAATACTAGTACCAATACCTAGTGCAGGTACGCCAGTAACTGTATGTGTAAAAGTTGCAGCTGCTGAAATACCGTTTAAGTTTGCATCATCAATAACAAATGACGGTGTCGTAGTGACAAAAGTTCTAATCTGGCTTGCTGTTAATTTAACAGAAGTTAGTGACTGTACTGCTTCAAACTCTTCTAAACCAGTTAAAGCGCCACCTGCAGGCAGCTGAGGTATGGTTATGTATGCCATTTACGCCACCTGTTGAATGCTTAGAATGACAGAAGGCGTTGCCGGATATGCGGGGGACACACTTGCTGGCAAATTTTCTAGAGAAACATTTAATGATGTAGGAAGCCACATAAGTTGAACGTATTGACCAGCATTCAGATCAAGAAATATGTTCCATGCAGCAACCGCATAACCAAAAATACTAGCAGATTTTCTTGCCGGTACAGTTAATTGAGTATTTGAATTTGCTAAATCAACGCCATCAACTCGGAACCAAATGTTTGCATCGTGCTGCGCATTGTCGATATTCTTTAGCTGCGCACTAAATTGCAAGTTGTAAATCCCATCGTTTGGAACCACAAATTGGCTGCCGCCCGACAATGTGATGCCATCGCTCACATCTTGAGTATTAAACGTGATTGCGGTGCCAGCAGAAATACTGCCAGCTTGATCAGTGCTGTCGCTCCACGCGCCATACGCTCGATCATATGCAAGGACATCGTCCAGTGTAGCTTTTACGTTTGCGCCACTTTGTACAAGCGGAACAAGCTCTGCGCCTGTTAGCGCACCAGCATCTGGCATTGCCGAGATTTTGGTATCAGCCATTAGCCAACCTCCAGTTGTATTTTGCCGCTGGTCTCCATCAGGAACACGCCAGAGGTTTCCATTGCAATGTATGAAAAGACAACAGGCGAAGCGCCCCCATAAAGATCAACAACGCCGTTTGCACCTACATCTTCGCCAAATGTAGGTGCACCAACTACGTTCTTTGCAACAACGCCTTCAGCAAACCCATCTGTTGTATTTGCTTGATTTGCAACGCCTGAATAACCAACATATGGCATTACTGAATACCAGCTTGAATAACGGTCATTTGTACAACACCAGTGCCTGTCACTACTACTTTAATTGCAGTGACTGGAAATGCATAGTTGCCATCAGCATCAACAATTGCTGCATTAAGTGTTGGATGGTCATACCAAGTTGCAGTTGCCGGGTTAAAGGTCGGCGCAAACACATCGTCAAATGTGTGCTGCACAGTGTATGTTGGCGATCCGCTAGTGATGTTGCAACCAATGCCGACATTAAACGGACTGGTGTTTAAATTCATTACACATAGATCACTTGATCCTGTGTTTGTACGAGTCACAACCATGCGTCTCATAATTGGCTCCTAAAAAGAAGGGGAGTTTCCTCCCCCTCCATTACAGCATAATGTAGCTAACAGCAACTCTAAACACACCTTGCGTTGTTAGGATCGTTCCGTTAGGGTCAAGCCTAATGTTAATGGTTGTGTTTGTCGTCGTATTAGACATTGCGGTAAGTTGCGCCGCAGTAAAAGTAATACCTGTACGACCGCCCAAAAAACAATCAGTTGCAGACACATATTGAGTACCGCCTGCTGTAGTACCAATAGTAATTGGTGCAGTAGTTGCAGTACCTGCGCCTGCATCAGGTGCAGTCAATGTGTCAAGTACAAACCCTAGAATTGCGCAATTCTGTGGGATTGTAATTGTTGCATCAACAGCAGTGCCAGCGGATACAGAAGTTAGCGTTGCAAACTGATTCAGCACTACATAACCACCATTAGTGGCTTCTGTAAGTGCTGAACCTGCAGTGAGCGCCGAACCAAAGTAAGTATGACTTAGGCTAGGTGTAGACATTCCGTTCTCCTTTGAAGAACTTGAGGGCCGAAGCCCTCAAGATGTTAGACGCCTGCGGTGCCGTACAGGCAACGAGGATCGGTCCAACCTGGAATGTAACGCTCGGTAGCTTTGTAGCGCATGGAGTCGGTTTCGAAATCGCCTTCCATGGACTTCTCAAGCTTACGACGCATCATCAGTTGCAGGCCAACTTTCACGTCTGTCGACACCCACCATGCAGTGGTCGAAGTCAAACGAGAGAGGTTAGCTTGACCACCACCGAGCATGCCCATCGATTTGATTGGGTTGATGTCGTTGTTGGCGTTACCAGTACGCAGAACCGACTTCAGCAGAACTTCTGCTTGGAAGACGTTCGACGGGCTGACAACCAGCTTCTCAGGAGTCAGACGAATACGCTTGCCATTGTTGTCCACAGCGTTACGAATCTGGATCAGCATCTGTTCCAGAGAAGTTTGCGACAGAGCAGCAGCGGTCGTCAATTGGTTCGAGAACGTACCATTAGCGATTGGGTGGTTCAAGTTAATCAGCGAAACACCGTCACCGCCAGCATACGCACCACCTGTGAACGAACGGTTCAGGATGTTAGCGCACAGAGTCTCTTTGGTCTCAATCAACGATTGAGCCAAGTGCTTAGCATAAGTCTGGCCGATCGCAATGTGATCACCATCTTCTACCAGCACTTTGGTCAGTGCAAATGCCAGACCGTAGACTTTGTACACGTAACGTGCATTGAACAGAACGCCACCGGATTGGTAGGTTACTGGCTGACCGTCAGGCAGTTCAGGCGCGGCTGGGAAACCGAACAGAACTGGCTCTTCATGGTAGTTGCGTGGAATGCCTTGGCGCTCGCTAAACACCTGTTTCCACTCGTCTGCACGTTGCTCGTACAGGCCGTCAAACTCTTCGTTCAGAATCGGTTCAACGATCGAACGAAAGTCTGTACTTCTCATTGGGACTGCCATAGTCTAGCCCTCCTTAGAATGCGTTGCGAGTAGCAACGAACTGGTGATCAGCGATTTCAACTTGGCAGATCACATATGTATCACCGAACGCATTGTCCGGGCCAGGGGTAATACCGATCAGACGCATCGCTGCACTACCAGAAGTAGTAGCAGTCGAAACATCAAGAGTTGCAGCACTTAGACCAGTGGTCGTAGAACCGCCTGCAATGCTGCCAAAATCGAACTGATTGCCGATGTTGTCAGCAGTAACAGCAGCTGTCGATTGGATCTGATACACAATGTAAGGATCCGAAGTCACATAGACTACGATATCCGTGCCAACATTGCCACCAATCCATTTGTTCGACACACGACGGCGACCATCAGAATCAGTGAACTCAACACCCATAAATGTGCCGATAATAGGGTCGGTCACAGCTGCAGGTTGAATCGTTCCATTGGTCCCAACTTTGACCGGCTGGTATTGGAGAAGGTTAGAGCCATAGTTGTCCACAAGAGTAAACGCTTGCGGACGCACATAGCCACTTGGGTGGTAGATCGGCTGAAAGCCGAATGGTGCGTTTACAGTGTTTGACATAATCTTTCCTTAAAATATGTCGTTGACATGTCCGCGCAACTTACTCGTACATAGTAGGCCGCGCAGAGCTATTGCGCAAACTAGCGATCCCGTCACCCTCAATAAGTTGTCCACCTGAGCGTTCAGCTTGTTCTCGCAATGCTTCTGTCATGCCTACAAGCTTCTCATCTTCACGATTTGGTGCATGGAAGTGAGCTTCTTGCATAAATGCCTGATACAGACGCATTGGCAGCTTAAATGCTACCATTTCGTTAACACCAATCAACCCTGCGTATTCACCGGTTTTCAAAGTTGCATATTCCCATCCCGGAACATCGCTTGCGGTAATAGGCTCATACCCAAGTCGAATTCTCGACTGAATAGAGTCTCGAGGGTTCGTTGTTGTTAACCAACATGTGTGGTACCCATCAAGTTGCGGTAAATCTGGCAGTGCGCTTTGAAAGAACTGCTGCCGAAACATTTCAATCCGCTCATCATCAGAGACTTCGCGGTTTTCTTGGACTTTGCGTTCTTGCATGTCCCTGGCAACGCGAGCTGGATCTGCGGTTCGTTTCAGTCGTTCATCACTCATTTCTCACTCCTTTCAGCGAGCAGAATTATTATCTCGATCCCACTTAGCATACGCTTTTAGATAGCGTTGCCTTGCAGCAGGATCTTCCCATACCCCAGCGTCAATCATAGCTTGTTTACGCTCAGGTGTTATGTATACTTCATTTCGACCTGCACGAGCACTTTCACTGCGGCCTGAGCCAATAGGTGGCCCGCCTTGTGATGACTTTTTCCGAGTTATACCTGCTGATTCCACTCGTTTGTCCAGTTCTCGCCAGTATTCGAGGCTGTTCGGATTATATCCCTCATTTGCAAGTGACTGATCAATCGCGAGAACTTTTTTGGATCGCTCATCACCTGTATTTGGGTCATACCATGAGTTCATCTTAACCCAGTCTGCAGCCAGCTTAACTGCTATGTTTTCAGCTTGTGACTGCTTAGGCGCTTCTGTAGGCTTAGGTTGTAATGATCTTGTCTCAACATGCTTCTTATACTCTTGCAACTGATTTGCTTTAGCCATCGCTTCATCACGAATGCGCATAGCTTTTGCAACATCAGAGCCATTGCCTGCTTCAACTGCTTGTGCAATGATATGTTCAGCAGCACGTACTTCTTCTAATGAGTCTTGAATCTTAGCAGAGATCGTTGCAACATTAGTTGAATGTGTAAATTTCTCCACATTCTGCATGCGACGCATAAGCTCTTCATTTTGCTGGCGCAAAAAGTTTAGCTCTGCTTTATCACGCTCTATTGCTGCTTTACGCCTTTGTGCACGTTCAGCTTTTTCTTCACGGCGTTTGCGGCGTATTTCTTCACGGTCTTCATTATCCGCATCAAGACGAGAATCTTCTTGATCATCGTCGTCATGATCAGAAGCTTCTACTTTAGCGTCATCTTGCTGGTCTTGTTCTTCTACGGCAACATATTGTTCTTTATCGTCATCGCCATCTTCTTCAGATAGCATTTCAGTTTTTGTGTTCATATATCAGCTCCTTTCAGCTGTTAGATAAATGCTCTCATTTTAAGCGGGTCGCCAGTGATTTGACCTCGAATGTCCAAGTCATTAAACATGACAAATTCGATCTCTTCATCATTAAATTCAACAGCCCATCGATCACCACCGTACTTTGGCACACGTACAAAGTCATGCTTTATAACCCATGCGCCTTCAGGCCATTGTTCCATTGTGTTGCGATTGCGGTATGCAAGTGGCCCTACTTCTACAACACGTGCTACTTGTGTGTTGCTTGATTCAGTCTTACGTGCTTCTTCAGGGATATATAAACCACCCTTTGTTTGCGCTTTGGCGCGGCGTATCTGTACGATAACACTAGAACCAAAAGGCTTTACACCACAGTCAACTGTAGGAAATGCATCCTCAATCGACTCATACGACATTTCCATTGGTTTTTCAAGTAGCATTCTCTTCTCCTAAATGCTGTTAAAGTAAATCGTCACGCCTGTCTTGATCTTTCAGTATTGAATCAATCAAGTCAAGTGCTTTTTGCAATCCGGCATAGTACCCGATTCGCTGTCCGTACATGTACTGCACATTTGCATCGGGTGAAGGTGGTTGCTCTAAAGCAGATTTGGCAGCTAACAACTGCTGCTCTTTTAGTCTACCGATCAGCCTATCAATCACATGCCGCCTTTTTGCGTCTTAGCTTCAAAGGACTTCATACGAGTCAGATTCTTAGCATCACCACTAGGAATCGGTGCTTTTGGTGCAGGGTCTTTACCACTACCTTGTACTGACTTAGGGTACGCTTTGCCCATTGCCATTTGCTTGTGCAGATTTACAGCTTCCATGTTTCACCTCATTGTGGGTTAGGGTTAATGCCATGACCAGTAGAAAGAGCAATCTTTTCACCGGACTGTACTTCCAAGGCTGCCAATTGCTTAGCAGTCTGGTTGTCTTCTGCGTTCATGCGTAACTTAGCTTCAATTTCCATGTCAGCCTTCGCAAGAGCAGCTTGTTCACGCATCTTCTCACGCTCAAGCTCATTTTGTAGACGTTGAATTTCAGTTTGCAACCGCTGTGCTTCTGTTTGTTGCTGCATCTGTAGTTTCTGTGTCTCAATTTGCATTTTTGCTTGATCAGCAGCTGTTTTACGCTCAACTTCAGCTTTCATTAGGCTTGCCGACGGATCTTGTGGCATCGGTGGGCGGAACGATTGCAGAAGCTCAATTGCTTGTTCAACAATTTGCGGAATTGCACCAAGTGTTTGTTCGGCTTGCTGATTTACTGCTTGACTTGCAGCTGCAAGCAATTTATCAAGCTCTTTCTTCTCTTCTTGTGTTGCATCTTTCTGTAGCTTGCCGATATTCTCTCCTACGGCTTCTGATGCGACATCAACAATTTGTGACACATACCACAACACAACGTGTTCCTTCACATGCTCAAGAAGGATTGGTAATGCGGCAGCGCCAACAAGTCGTGATGAACCAAGTGTTGGATTTAGTATGAAATCAAGGTGCACTTGCAAATGTGCTAAGTGTTCTTGTTCAGGGAAAGCTGCAATAGGTCGATTAAGCGATGCAGCCAGGTTCTCATTGACTGCATTCATTTCATCTACGTTAGGCTTAGGCGCCAACAATTCTTCATAGTCAGGCACTTTCAACTGCCTTAAAAACATCTCTTCAACTTTATATGGGTCATAGAGACCTGGTTTCGCGTCAGATCGTTGCATAACAGCCATGACCTGAGCAAAACGTTGTGTGTCAGTTGAGATGTTAGGGTCACTGACAGGCATGACATTGACAGGACCTTCAAAGTCTGCGCGATACGCTAACAGTTCACCTGTGTCGTCATAGATTTCTTCTTCATCGAGGTACATCTTATTGATGCGATACAACACTTCAAGCACTCGGCCCATCGCATCATGCACACGGCCATGAATTGCATTAAACACCACCATGCCTTGTTCAATGCGTGCAAGCGTTGTACCTACAGGTACGTTTGCATTCGAATCAGCAAGGTCTTCAAATGTAGTCCTTACAACAGAATCGGCAGACTCAATCATAAAGCCAAGCAACTGGAACAACACCGCACTTGGTGGGTTAAACGGCAATGCCATCAACACTTTGCGTATGTCATCTTGACCGAATGAGCCCTCGATCTCATGCACTTCGGTAGGGTCAATACGTTCTGTTTGCCCACCTGCACCACCCTTCATCTTTACAAGCCCAGGGAAGTTGCTAATGTGTGCAGCATCTAACAATGCACGTAGTGAACCAGTAGCAGCGGCACTTAGGCCACCAATCATGTGCACAAAGCCGATTGGATAAGCACCACGCCATGGGATCATAGGAAATTCGACTATCCAGTTCATTTCTTCCTGGAGCTCGTCCTCTTCTTCCCAGTTACGGTAGATCGACAGTACTTTTTGCGTGCTCTTGTCAATGCTTACAATATAAGGTGATGCTTCGCCTTCAATGTCGTAATAAACATAGGTCTCAAATATTGTTCTTAGACCGTCTGCATTGTAAGTGTCTGCTGAGCGGCCTTCAATCTTGTCGTTGGCTCGTTCAGACTTAGTTGTTTCAGGCGTAATTGCTACCGTCGGCAAGTCAACATCACGATACATACCTGACTGCACACGGCGTTGGTACTCTAGTTTTGTGATGTATTGGACATGTGTTTTGCGCTCCGCACTGTAAAAGTTCGTTGCTGCATACGGCAATAGCACATCATCCATCGACACAAACAAAGGCACAGGCTTCTTACGCCTTGCATCCCATGTAAGCTTTAAGTACTGTGCACCGGCAAGCGGTACTTGTGTTGATAGTTGCTCAAGCTCGGCACGGAAGTCCTTCATTTGCCGTGTCATTTGCCAATTCATGTACTTGCAAATGCGCTGTGCTTTCTCAAACTTCTCTTTTGTAGGCTTACCAATGATTCGTTCTTTTGCAGGCCCAGTGACTGGAAAGATCTCTTTCATCACACGTGAACTAAAATCCACACATGCTTTGGTCAACATTGGGTGAACTACTCTAGATGCACCTGAAAAACCTGCGCCACCTGGTGCATCATCGCCAAGACCAGTACGTCTCAGCCCTTCTTCGTATTGCTCATCACGCCGTTTCCGTGACTCCTTGTCTTTTTCGATAAGGTCACATAGTGATGAACCAATGACACTAAGCTCAGCTTCTGGTATCGATTCAGCTAAGTTAGAGTAGAACTCACTTTCGCCTAGCGACGGTGTGTCATCAATTTGCACAATGGCACCACCGTCTTCGGTGTCTTGGACATCACTTGGTGTGTCCTCGTACTCCATCATGCCATCTAGTGCTTCTTCTTGGTCATTTGCCATAGCTCATCACATCGCATAAGGGTTAACGATTGCTTTTTGTCGACGTGGTACGTCTTCTTTTAACGGCACGGTAGCCGAAAGCATGTTCTTGTCACTAATCAAACGGATTGCTTGTGTTGCTGAGTCCATCAAGTCATCATGCTTGATCGACTTCTCACCTGTAAAGCTACATAACTGACTGATCAGCGGCTCGGCCCAGGTCTTTGGCTGCCCTGCACGTTTCTCAGATTCTACAACCCACACATAGCCATGTAAAAACAAATGACTCACTGCATGAAGTCGAGTAAGCTTATCGGCTCGCCCTGGGTTATACGGATACGCAATGATGCCTTCACGAGCCAGTGTTTGTCGTAGGCTGATGCCTGAACCTTTGTCCTCGATTAAGCACAGGTCAGGTTTGCGACCTACAAGGTACGATGATTTAGGCCCAATGATCGGTGCAATCAGCGGCTTTTGGTCACCGTCACCGTATTGCACTCGCATTTCTTCTTTCACACGTTCGATCAAGTCAGGTAAACCGAGTCGCTCTTGCCAACAATCAAGCAACAAAATCGCAGGCTTATTGTCGTGCCGAAACAAACCCCACACACTGCATGCCGAGTAATCAGGATCACCCTTCTTCTTGTCTCGAGTCTCTTCGGTAAACGCCGTGTCTAGTGATGTGACGATGTACTCGAACTGAGGCAACGGTTTGTTTGCAGGCCAGAGCTTAATCCAGTCTCGTTTGATGATGCCAGACTCTTCAGGATCTAGAATCTCCGCATGGATCTCTTGGCGTCCGATCTTTGTGCCTTCGTACTGAAGGATCTGCTTCTTGAATGATGGTGCAAGGTTGTCGATGTTGTCATACGTCGATGCAAGTGTAAGCATCACGTCCTTGCCTTTGCGCTTAGACAAGTCTACGATCAATGGCTTTGGTCTTGGTGTCGTGGTGCACAACAATTGCGGGCTCTTGCCAAGGCGCATGCCAAACTGAATCATGTCCCACGACTCTTCGAGATAATCCCATGCCGCTAACTCATCAAGCCAACCACCATGAAACTGTGGACCACGAAAGCGTTCAGGCTCTGATGCCGGAATGCCTTTGATGATTGA